GCCGGCAGCCCGTTGAACGGTACGCCCGGCTGCGCTTGCGGCTGCGGGACGTGCTGCTGCACGAACTGAAAGGCTTCTACCCAGGCAATGGCTTCCATGCCGGTCGATTGCACGCGGCGGAGAAACTCTAGGAGATTTCGCGCGATGTGCTCGGGGATTGGCGCTTGAATCGTCGGATTCACGCGCACTTCGGCATTCGGGTGACCCGTCAGCGCGTCCGCTATGCGCTGCGCCAGCGCTTCACCTTGTGTATCGACATGCTCTTGATTCGTCATTGCTCACCTCGTTTAGTAGTAAGGAACTTTGGCTGCGTAAGAGCCAATGGTCAACGTAAAATACCCTTTCGGCGTGGCGGGCAGCGCGCCAGCGCCGCCAGCCGCGGGGGCCGTGGTGGTGGTGGCGACACTGCTGAATGTGATCGCGCCTGAAATAGTCACCGTGCTAGCATTGATATTAAGCGGGATATACGTCAACGACGTGCGATTGTATGCTTGTAAATATCCCTGATTGCTAGCTAGCCCTACCTCAACGCCCGCACCCGCGAATCCGGTCGTATTGTAGCCCGTTAACTGCAACGCACCGCTCGATATGAGCGAACCGCCAGTCGTAAGCTGTAGCTGGATCCCGGCGCCGTTGTTGACGGAGAAGTCGATGTTGGAGACGTTGGACCGTATGACGATATCGCCAAGCGCCGACCCGGCGCTAATCGCGCCCGCTGCGCCGGCTGCGCCGATGTATCCGTACGCGGTGCCGTTAGCTTCTAGTAAGATGTATCCTGACTGCCCACTAGGTGCATTTATGATGAGAGCGGGGGTCGAGCTGTTCCCGTTTATCGTCAACGGGCCGGTGATAGTCGCTGGACCTCCCGCCAGCGATATGGTGGCGTACGGGCTCGCGATGGTACCTGACACCGCGATGCCGTTTGTCCCGACCGCGTTGCGAACGTCCGCGCCCTTCAGCTGGTTGCTGATGAAGTTGCGGAACCAGGTCGGATCCCAGTCCTTCGGAATGTTCAGCGTGGTCGTGCTCGACAGACCAGGCTTCGACTTGAGCACTATCGCCATGTTACCACTTGCAAGGTTCAACCATCGCGGTCACATCGACCGTGAAGGTGGGTGATGCGTCCGTTACGCGAAACTGCATCACCAGGCTGTAGTACTGGCCGATGTTCCACCACACCGCACGGTTCGAAGTGTCGCCCGGCACGCCGAGCGTCTGCGAATCATCTCCCGACACATCGAATGTCTCGCCCCAATTGTCCGAGAGCAATAAGCTGATGCGCGGCGCAACGCCGGGTGTCGGTCCTTGACCGGCCGTTACCACCGCCTCAACGCGCCGCACGATCTGGCGGTTGTTCTGATTGTACAGAGGCTGCGTCGTGAAGGCGCACACGACCGGCGCGTTCGGGTTGCCAAACTCTGTTTGGACGGTGTCGTCCAGGTAGCCGATGGTACCGCTCTCAGAGTCGCCGATCAACTGCTTGCCGAAGCCGTTGAAGTAGCTTAGGCCGCGGTACTGCACCTCTTGCCCGTTGAGCACCGACACGAGATCAAACCACTGCTGCGTCACGCAGTCATAGACGAGCGTGCGCTCCGCGAGCGGAATAGTCAAAATATAGAACGGGTGGCCGTTCCACGTCGGGCCGCCGGCAGGCGAAGTCAGCGCATACATGCCGGTGAGCAGTCCGTTCTTCGCTGCGTTCGAGAGCACCGCTTCGATGCCGGCCGTCGAGATGCGCGTCGGCGTCTGGCCGTTCCTACGGCGCACCGTGAGGTCGTTGCAGACCCACATCACCGAGTTGTCCTGCAGCGCGACGCTGTAGGGGCAGAGCGGGTGCACGCCGTACGTCATGTACGTGTCGGCTGCCGCGCTGAACGGCGTGCCTGTCGGGTTGCCGGTGTTCACGAAGCCTTCCGACGAGCGCGAGCCAAACATCAAAATCTCGCGGTGATCTACGCACATCGCATAGAACGGATCGGTGCCGAACTGCCGGTTGAACGAGGCGGCGGTCGTGAAGGTGATCTGCGCGTTGCCAGACACCTGCCGACCGTCATCGTTGAAGAATGTGTACGAGCCCTGACCGTTATTGTTGTTCGCCAGGAACACGATGTAGCTGTCGACAAACCAGCAATCGAGCGCGCCACCCAACGTCAGAAAGAACGAGTTCGTCAGCTGCTGCACGCCGCCACCGCCGCTGAACGGCGTGTAGGTGTAGCAGACATCGGTGCCCGGCACCAGCACCACCAGGCAGGCGCCGTTGTCGGTCATGCGCACAAAGCCGTTACCGATGATGCCGCTCGTCGATCCCGGCACCAACGTGATCGCGCCAGCGTTCGAGATCGTGTAAAGATCGAACCCGATGACGGCGTACACGACGCCCGCCATTTCCCAAATACCGCGCAGCGGGTTCGTCAGGCCGCTAGGCGTGAACGCCGAGAGGCCGGGCCAGCGGCGCAGGCTCGCGGGCTGCTGATCCTCTTCGTCGTTCGGCTGCGTCTGCTGCGCGGGCTCAGGGTAGCACCCGATCAACCGCTTCGAGCCGGCGCGAAGATCGGCCAGCTGATACGAAGCAAGAGGGAGCGGTATAACAGCCGGCTGAGCTTGACCCATGTGTTACAGCCAGTTCGGGCCGCCCCACGGGCCGCCTTGCGGGCGCGAGAGTTCTCCGAGATCGCACTCAGTGTACTTCAGGTAGCGCTTCGTGAGCCGGCGCATGGCCTGATAGATCTGCGCGCCTAGATCGAAACCGTTGACCGGATCCGGCGACGGCGGGATCGTCACGCCGTAGTGCACGGAGAGCCAGCCGGCGAGGATCCACTTCACATCGCCAATATCTTCGTCTTTGAGAGGCGCGTTCGTGTTCAGCTGCGCAATCGTCTGCGGATACCAACCTATGTTCCCCCAACCGTCGCGCATCTGCGTTAGAAGGTTGTCGTTGAGAATGGTCATCCCGTTGGCGGACTGCGTGGCCGTCGGTTGACGGCCCTCGCGTACGACGCCAAGCTTCTGGAAAGCTTCGGTGATGATCTGCTGGTTGGTCTGAGCCATGCGCCTCTCTGAAAATTAGTGCCGTCTCTCCGAGCTGTCACGTCTACTTAATCAGGTGGACGTTCACCACCAGCGCCTACTGGGTGAGGGCAGCGGCGCTGATTTTCTTCTTTTACTGCACGCGGAACCAAGTACGCGGATTCACAGCCGCTCCCGACGCCGGCTGGAAGCCGTTCAGGGTGTACTTGTACTTGACCGTCGCCGCTGCGCTACCGCCAGCGGTTGAAGCCGCCACGGTGATGGTCGCAGGGACGCCAAGTCCTGACGTTGCAATCACGTCGCCAGTGTTGGCGTTGATCGCAGTGATCGTCAGCACATCAGCCACAGCCGGAGACACGTTGCTGATCTCAGCGCAGCAACCGTCCACCGGGTTCAGCGGAAGGTTGATGGTGACGGCGATGGCGCCGCCAGTCGTGTTGCTCAGGAGGAGCTGGTTCGTCTGCATGGTGATCGTCGAACCTGTGACCAGGGTCGCTCCACCGTAGAAGTCGAACGGAATGCCGACAACGTCGCCGTGCCCATATCCAACTTGAATGTTAGCCATTTTCGTTTTCCTTATGGGTTATTAGGCAGCCGACGCGACTTCGATGTTCCGCACAGCCAGCTCGGGGTAAGCGAGCACGGCGCCGACAATCGAATCGAGGCGAGCCGGGAGCACGTCGTTAGACGGATCCCACTGTTGCGCGAAGCGGATGTTGTACCCTTCGAACGCTTCCGCAGCCGTCATCTTGACGAGGGGGCTGAGGTCGAGCATCGGGGGGTTCGCAAACACAATCGCGTCACGGTACCAGCCGAGGGACTGCTTGATCAACGCGCCGTTGAGCGCGGCAATCGCGGCAGCACCGCTCTGACCGAACACGCTGATGACCGCACCGGAGGCCGGCACGTTGTCAACGTTCTGGTACGCGCCGCCGGTGATGATGCCGGGGGCGATCGGGATCGAGATCGCACCAGCGGTGTCGCTGATGGTCGCGGTCACGACGAACTGCTTGGGACGGCCGAGGGACGCCTTCGTCTCAGGGTCGACTTCGTTCACGCCCGCAATGCTGATCACGTCGCCAGCGTTCAAGGTCGTGAGACCCGAAGCCCAGCCGTTGGTGTTCAGCGTGAAGGTGGAAACAAACGCGTTACCCGCGCCGGGGTTGGACTGACCAGCGCCGTTGACGACCGGGGCCGCCGTGGTGCTGAACTGACCGATGACGTGCGTCGGCAGCTTCGTGTTGCGGAAGCAGACGTAGCCCGCGGCCTTGTCCGCGATCACGCCCTCCAACCACTGGTCGGAGATCGTCGACTCGGGATTGAAGAGGCCCTTGTTGTCACGCACGAAGTACCGCGAGGTCTGCGGGGTCGCCGTGAAGGTGCGACGGTCGTCTTCCGGCGCCAGAGCTTCCGTCAGATACTGCTCGTTCTGGAGCAGCTGATCGTAGGTTGCCGTGGTGTTGAAAGCGCCCGTGAACTTCGGCACGTTGTTGACCTGACCCGTGGTGAAGTTCTCGATGCCGGCCGCGAGACGCGCCATTGCAGGTTCGAGCACTTGCTCCTCGAAGTTGTTCAGCAACATCGCGCGCTCCACCGATGTGAAGTTGATGTCGACGCCGAGCTGTTGGTTGACCAACAGGGTGGCGAAACGCTGGACCGAGTTCTGTGCGTTCATCTGCGGGCCAGTACGCAGAGTGTACTGGAACGGCAGACGGATAGAGAGCTGCTGACCGAGGATGACGCCATTGATGGGTCCGGGCAGAAGGCTCTGGTAGTCACGGTTCGTGCGACCCGTGAAGTTGCTCTTGGCGTGCAGCAAAACGAGAGCTTTGCGTGCAACCCATTGAGCGGTGATGAGTGAGTTAGCCATTATTCCTTTCCGATTTTATTTAGTTCAGACCGCGCATCTTTCGAGCTTGTTCGCGGCTGGACTGCTTGCTTCCCCGGTGCTGCCGAGCGAATTCTTCCATCGACATGTTTGGGTCGACGGGATCGCGCGAGAGCGACCGACCACCACCCTTCGTCGGGGTGGGGGGAGGAGGCGCTTTGGTGATGGACTTCTTTTGCCCTGTTTGCGCATCGGGCTTAGAGCCGTTCTTTGAAGCGGACTGCTCGGCCTCAATCTTTGCGATCATCTTCCCGACCTGTAAGCACTGTTGGGCGGGGGGCATTTTCGCGGTGCGGATTGCCAGCGCGGTGTCCTTGCCAAACTCGTACAGAATCCGGGCGACGTGCTCAGACTGAGCGACGGCGGCACCCGCATCTGGGCCCAGCTGATGCTGCGCCAGGACCGGGTTGTTAGTGACGACCGCCGTGTAATCCTTGTGAGTCTTCGCGAACTCCGCGATCTTCTCTTCGACTACTTTGCGACGATTGACTGCCTCTGTCTGGCCGGTCGTCTGCGCGATGATTTCGCGAGCGGCGATGGCGGCCTGAGCCTTTGTCCACTTCTGCATCTTGGCTCGATACTTGTCGTTATCGAAGGCGACATCCGCGTCCGCTAGATCGGGCATCGGCTCGTCTTCAACAACAGGAGGAGCAGCGGCAGCTGTGGTCTGTGCGGCCGTGGGTTTACCACCGCCCTTCAACCGCTCCAACTCCGCCAGTGCGTCTTTGAGTTGGGTCTGCATGTGCTTGCCAAATAT